CGGCTTTTTTCATGAAGAAAAAGAAAAAGGAGAGAAAACCATGGAAAAAATCGAACCGGAACGGATGACATTTTTCAGATCTTATTGGATTGCCGCGCAGAAAATGCCGAACAAAAAAGACCGATTGTCCTTTTATGAAGCAATTTTTTCTTACGCGTTCGACGATCAGGTGATTGACATGACGCCGACGGCGGAAGCCGCGTTTATCCTTGTTCTGCCGGTGCTTGAGGCCGGCAGAAAGCGGTCTTCCGCCGGCAGAAAAGGAGGAATTGCCGGGAAAGCAAACCGGAAGCAAAGCGAAAGCAGGCTTTCATCGGTCGCTGTCGTTCCGGAAAAGCAAAGTGTAAGCGATAATAGGAATAAGGAAGAGGAGAAGGATAAGGAAAAGAAAGAAAGTAAAAAGAAAGAATTCGGCGAATTCGGCTGGGTCAGGCTGACGGAGGATCAGGTTCAGAAACTCCTGACGGATCTGGGCGAGGAGGAGCTTCGGCGCTGTATCCGCTATGTGGACGAGAGTGCCCAGAAAACCGGGAACCGCGCCGGCTGGAAGGACTGGAATCTGGTGATTCGGAACTGTCATCGCGACGGCTGGGGTCTGAAGCAGGAGAGGCCGCTCTGCACCTCCCCCGCTTCCGCCGATAAGAAATGGGAGATTCACTATGATTAACGTCCTCCCAAGCTTCATATCGTCTCGCTTCCCCGAAGCGTCGGGAAAGCTCGCTCATTGCGCCGGTCGTCCTTTTATCCGATGAAAACCCACTGCGTTGGGCTTTTCATCGGGGAACGGGGAAAAAATGAAATGAAGGAGGAGAATATGTCTGTATTTTTGGACTGTTATGACCTCGGGGGCATGGATTGTCCCGAGTGCGGAAACAGCGGGACGGTCGTGTGGTTCGACGAGAACCGGGAGCTGCATTCGCGGACCTGCCGCTGTATGAAAAAACGCATCGCCCTGCGGCGCATCCGGAAGAGCGGCATGAGCGACCTGCTGTTGCGGTACAGCTTCAAGACTTACCGCGCAGATACCCCCGAGCAGGAGAAGATCCTGCGCCTGGCCCACCGCTTTGCCTCGCAGGACAGCGGCTGGTTTTACATCTTCGGGCAGAGCGGCAGCGGCAAGAGCCATATCTGCACCGCCATCTGCGGTGCCCTGATCGAGCGGAGCAAAGATGTTTACTACATGCCCTGGCGGGACGAGAGCACGGTGCTCAAGTCGCTGGTGACGGATGCGGCCTCCTATATGACGAGGATGAAGCAGCTGAAGAAGGCCGAGGTCCTGTACATCGACGATTTTCTGAAGGGCGGCGATACGGACGCGGATATCCGTCTGGCCTATGAGATTCTGAATTATCGCTACAACGACAAGGCCCTGCGGACGATTGTGTCCAGCGAGCTGACGCCGGAGCAGCTGCTGCGCCGGGACGAGGCGCTGGGCGGCCGCATCTATGAGCGCGCCCGCGGCTTCGTCCTCCGGGCGCCGGAAACAAATCGGAGGTTTGAAGACATATGTGGAACATGAATAACACGCTCGCTGCGGTCGACGAGCAGGTCGTTGCCCTGGGGACGAATCCCTGGGAGAGACTGGCAAACGGGATCATCCTGCAGGCTGTTGAGGATTACCGGATGCTGGAAAATGCGGAGGATCTGGAAGAGATCGAGGAATTCTTCCGTTCCGAGTGGTTCGAGGTACTGACGACCCTCGACCCGCATTACCTGATTGCACAGTTAAAATCGGAGAAGACCCCAACGAAGTGGAGGTAATGATTGATGGACGTAAAAAAGTATCTGGGCCAGGTTCGCTATTCGGATATGCGCATCCGTGGGAAGCTGGAGGAACTGGATTCGCTGCACCGGCTCATGCTGGCGCTGGGCGGCTCGGACAGGACGATGGAAAAGATTGCCGCCCTCCAGGAGGAGATCAACCGGGATATCGATAATCTGGTCGATTTGAAGAGGGAGATCGTACGGCAGATCCGCCGCCTGTCCCAGCCGGAGTATCAGGCGGTGCTGGAGATGCGCTACCTGCGCGGCTGGACCTGGGAGAGGGTCGCGATGAATATGCACTTTTCCCAGGGCTATGTTTATGAGCTGCACAAGGATGCACTGAAAGAATTATCCGCCATTCTGCAAAGACCGGAGGAAATCTGAGTAAATCGGAGTATCCCTCTCTGCTATACTGTGCGTGACCGAGGAACCGAACAACCGATAAGGAGGTTACGCATGGACGCAAAAGAATACCTGAAACAGGCGAAATACCTGGATCTGCAGATTCACTCCAAGCTGCGGCAGCTGGAGTCGCTGAAGGAACTGCTGCTGATTGCCGGAGAGACGGACGGCACGGTGACGAAGATTGCCGCGCTGCAGGAAGAGATTAACCGGGAGATCGACGGGCTGGCAGACAGAAAACAGGAAATGCTGCATCTGATCGGCCGGCTCTCGAAAACGGAATACCGGATTCTGATGGAGCTGCGCTATCTGCGCCGCTGGCCCTGGGAAAAGATCGAGGAAAACATGCATTTCAGCCGCGGCCATCTCTACCGGGTTCACAGGTGCGCACTGGAAGAATTCGATCGGCTTCTGAAAGGAGGAAATCAAACGGATACGGAGGCTGCAATGGCATGAAGCGCAGAATGGCAAAGGCATCCCTGGACAATCTAAGAAATGGCCCGGGAACAGGAAGACCCTTTACCAAAGAGACCGCGACGGAGTACGGGAGAAGAGGCGGACAGGCCTCCGGCCGTGCGAGAAGGCGGAATAAGGAACTGGCGAAAATGGCCGTGTCCGCCGGCAAAACCAGGGTGACGGATCAGGATCTTTTGAAGACGCTGCACGACATCGGCATTCAGGGCGAGAATGAAAATATGAATGCTCTGATCGTTGCCGGCGTTATGAAAAAGGCATGTCAGGGAGAGGTCACGGCCGTGGACAAGTGGGAAGACTGGCTGGATGACGGCGAAGAGGCGCTGACGGAAGAGCTCGAGAAGATCGAGAATGCGGACGAGCGGGCGCTGGCCCTGGCGAGGGCCAATTACCTGGGGAATATCAATTCCTCCTTCGCAACGATTTCCGCCTATGCCCTGAAGCACCGCTACATCCACTACGAGGCCAGCGGAGGCCGAGGCAGCGGGAAGTCCAGCTGGGCTTCGCTCACGATTGTGCGGCTTGTCATGGAGCACCCGGATGTGCACGCCCTGGTTTTGAGAAAAGTCGCCAACACCCTGCGGGATTCGGTCTATACCCAGTACCAGTGGGCCATTGAGCAGTTGGGCGTCGGCGAGTTCTGGGAAGCCCGGAAATCCCCTCTCGAGCTGATCTACCTCCCCACCGGCCAGAAGATACTCTTCCGCGGGGCGGACGACCCGATGAAAATCAAGTCGATCAAGCCGCCCTTCGGCTACATCGGTATCACCCATTTTGAGGAGAAGGACCAGTTCTCAGGAAGAGCGGAGATTGACAGCATCTTGCAGTCCACCATGCGCGGCGGCAAGGAGTTCTGGAATTTCGAGACTTATAATCCACCCCGATCCAAAGACAACTGGGCCAACAAGGACAGTCAGGAGGAAAAGCCCAACCGTGTACAGCACCGGAGCACTTACCTGGATCTGGACAACCCGGACTGGCTCGGCGAGGCCTTCATGGAGGAGGCCGAAAACCTGAAGAAGCGGGACGAGAACCGGTATAAGCATGAGTATCTGGGCATCCCTGTGGGCATCGGCGGAAACGTGTTCGAGAATCTGGAGCTGCGCGTGATCACGGACGAAGAGCTCAGTCATTTCGATCGCATCTTCCAGGGCGTGGACTGGGGCTGGTTCCCCGACCCCTATGCCTTCATCCGGCTGCACTATGATAAAACCCGTGAGACCATCTATCTGATTGACGAGAATTTCGGCAACAAGATCACGAACGAGCAGGGCGCCAAATGGATTCTGGACCACGGCTACAACAATGTCCCCACCACCTGTGACTCTGCCGAGCTGAAAAGCATCGCGGACTACCGCAGTCTGGGCGTCAACGCGAAAGAGGCTGTAAAAGGCCCGAACAGTGTGGATTACAGTATGAAGTGGCTTCAGAGCCGAACCATCGTCATCGATAAGCGCCGCACCCCCCACGCCTACGAAGAATTCGTGAATTACGAGTTTGAAAAGAACAAAGCCGACGAGTGGATCAGCGGATATCCCGACAAAAACAACCACACTATCGACGCCACCCGCTATGCCCTCGAGCGCGTCGCAAACAAATACAAAAGCAACGCCTGACCTCTGCTGTCATTGCGGATTCTGAACACTTCCTTATTCTCGGCTCCACCTCTGGGGGAGCTGTCACCGCAGTGACTGAGGGGGCACACTGGCCGTGGCAATCCGTTCTCCTTCCCCGCCGCAGCGGATATCTTAACTCTTAA